TGAGGTTAGACGCTGCCGATGACGTGAAGTTACCAGCTTGGCCAGTGCCCACCACCATATAGACAGCAGCTCCAGCGGCCACCGTAGCGCCCGCAGTTACCCAGATCACACCCTTAGTCATCACGCGGCAAGTCTCATTGACTGACCAGCCTTCAGGGGTTGCAGGGTTTACCGAACGATCACGAACGGTAATGCCGCGATACACGTCCACGGCGGCGGTTGCAGCTTGGATTTGGCGGTCAGCCGTACCTTGCTTGACTACCTTACCGAAAGTGATTGCGGCGGTCTGGACTTCACGCGAAATAAGCGTCGATGGCTCTTCGTTGGCAATCTGACCAACGCGGGCTGCGCTCATATTTTCGGTGTAAGAGGATTGTACGTTAGGCATTATTCACCCTTCCAAGCGGATGCCAAGCGGGCAAGGTATGCGGCTTGGCCGTTATCAGTTACAACAGTTTTTGCCTTCATATCGGCAATGGTTTTGCGCGCGGTGTCGTCTTTGGCGGATGCGTCACCAATGACCCGGAACATGCCCGCGATTTCAGCGTCAGAGGCGTCTTTGATTGCCTCATCGCCAAACTTAGCGCGTACGGCTTCCCGCTTGGTAGCGGCCTCAGCCATAGCCGAAACCTTGGCGGCGAGTTGTTCGTCGGTCAGAACCTTGGACAGTGCGTCCGCGAGTTCCGCTTTCAACGTTCCGATTGCGGTTTCTTTGTCGGCAATGATTGCCATGAGTTTATCGGCATCGGTGACTGCCACGTTAATGGCTTTATCCCCGAATACCAGCGATTTAAAGTCCATTTCTGGCCCCTTCGTGGTTACAGGGCTTGCGCCCCAGTTGGTCGCACTGTCACCAATGCGGGCTTGCTCACCTGCTCGGCCTTTAGGGACCAATGCCAAGTGGTTGTAGTTAAAATCAGTCATAATCGCGTCGTATTGTTCGCCACGATCAGAAATTCCATCCCGCAATGTAACATTAGCGGTGTAACCTAGACTGACTTCTTTATGGGTCGTTTTCGCAGATACGGTCGTGTCCGTGTCCTTGATAATCAGCGATGCGGCAAGATAGTCACCATCGCGAAGAATGTCGGTCGATACCTCGCCTTTTGCCAGTTGCGCCCAGTTGTCCGAAGTGACCAACTCTTTAGGATGGTTCAGAGTGACGGGCGCGTGTAGCAATGATGCTAGGGCGTCCTTGCTGAATACTTCATTCTCAGGACGGTATACGCGGACAGGACCGGAACCCATGAGGCCGACTTCATCCGCGCGATAGATTTGAATGCCAGTGCGGGCAATTTTTGACGTGGCGATAAGATACCCGTCTTGGGTGTCCTTAGTCGCGCCAATCGTTGCCCGGTCCTGAAATTTCATCATCATGCAAACTCAAAGATTGTTGCGGTTAGACCCGTGCCACCCGTGACGGTGATAGTGCCGTTAAGCCATTGCGAGATTGCAGCGAGTTCAATACACACCCGGCCAGTCGTGGCAGGAATACCGCCGATAGCCGTATATCCGCCTGCTACAGGCGCTGAACCATAACCCGCGACGAATACAGGCGCGTTAGTTGAACCTACGATGACAGGTGACAATGGGCCGCCAGTCGTGTTGCGCAGTTCAAGGAACGCTCGCCGCGATGGGTCATAGACGAAGGTATCGGATGCCGTCATAGTCGTGGACGTGACCGTAACGGAGGTGTTAGAAGTCATGTTCGTTTTAGCGATAACTGCCATTTGTCAAGCCCTAAATTCAGTTGTGGTTAGTATGAGGTTATTACGGCGGTTTTGCAAATTAGGTGTTATGATTTCAACTCTAGGCCGATAATGCTGATGTTGCGAGAAGTTGGATAAGAGAACGTTTTCGTGATCGTCCCGGCAGATGGCGCGCGACCATATACCGTACCGATAGCAAGGTCGTTTGATGTAGAAACGCCGCCCGTGGTTGCCGTAACGAGAGGATCGGAACCCGTTACAGATAGCGGGTTAGCCGCCGTATCGCCGTCAACACGAGTGGCAACAAAGAATGCGCCGGAGTTGCCGATGGTTGTGGTCAGGTTGCTTGTAAGGGTCGTGACGTTAGACCCACCAACATAAGAAGGCGACCCGATGCTTGTCAGCCCACCCACTTCATAAGCCTGAATGCGCCAAGAGTTTGCAGTCAAGCTTCCCTGCACCTGAACGCTGACAGTTCCAGCGGATGGTGCAAGAAGCAAGAAAACATGTGACTGACTTTGTGTGCGGCGCTGGAATGCCTGTTGAGTTAGAGACGTTCCGGTTCCATAACCGCGACCCGGAGTTCCTACTGTAACTGTGACGGTACTATCTGCGGCAGTACCCGCCCGCTGCGATACCACAACCATCAAAGGCTTGCCTGTTGATGTATAAGAAGCGGTTTCATCTTGCATCGTGATTGGCGATCCAACGCCAGCTTGCGTTTTGACAACCATGCTTGCAGGATCAGACAACGGATAACTTGACGCAACAGGAGTTGCCGATTGCGTTCTAAAGCTAATCCCAGAACCCGTAAACAACCGCGCAACAAACTTGCCTACATCGCCAGCGACTGGGACATAAGTCGCGCCCGTTGCGCCTGAAATATCCGTCCAAGTCACGCCGTCAGTGCTATTTTGCCACTTGGCCGTAATTGTCGGGAATGGGTTTGCGATGATGAAATAAGGCGTGGTGCCCATCGTTCCTCCAAGGATAGGGGCGCCTGTAACGCTTGGCTTTTCGATCAGGATTGGCGCAAGTCCAAAGTTTGCATCATAATCGTTTGAAACGCCGGGTTTTACTGCCGCCCAGTCTACCGTATTGCCGTAAATATCCTTGTCAAATTCCGCATTGCTAATATCAGGGAACCAAGACTTAATTACCGCGATTTCTGCGCTGATATTAGTTGTTGCAACAGAACGAATTGGAGCGGTCGCCTTGTAAGACACGTCGCCCGTGATGTGATCTGTGTAAGTTGCCGTGTTAGTTGACAGTGTATCGCTTGCATCAAGAACGCTGCCAGTCGTGAAATAGTTACCCGCCGCGCGGTCTAATGGTGGAGCTCCGGCTCCAAGTACAACGCCCCCTAAGACGTTAGCCGCAACAGTAAATGTTACCTCTGGCCGTGCCGAGTTACCTAATCCCAAACTTTCAGTTGCGTTAGGGTTTACAAAGAAAGGCACGGTCGTGTTTCGCAAGATATACGATGCGCCAGACTGTCCTAGTGCAGAAGCTGGCGTTGGCGCTGTTCCGTTTTGGTCTTCGATAGCGCGGAAGTCATCGCCCTTATAATTCGATGGTACAAAGCAACCGACAACTGCAATGCGGGATGTTTCCTGCCAAGTTAGGTAACCAGATGCGCCCCCCAAGAAGCAGTTGTGATACATCACCTTGTCGTTATATTGGTAGAAGTTAGTTTTGTTAGCATGGGCAGCAAGACCGGACGGATCAACGACGTACAGGTTAGACACAAAGGCATTAAACTGATTAAATAGACGTGCAGGAGATTTAGCTGAACCGTTTATTAATACACGACGAATTCTAGCCCTTTGCCCACCATCTCCGTTGCCTTGTAGAAAGAAACCAAATGCGCCGTATGCGTTATCTATGGTTACATCTTCCATTAGGAAGTCGTCAGTATTACCAATCCAGATGCCGCCGTATGCGTTGAATGCGTTGCGCCAAGTGTTAAACACTCGACAGTTTTTAATCCTTAGATTTGATTTCTTCGTTGTTCCGCCAGCTTCAATTGCGTATCCGGGCTGGAAGTTATCAGCAGTAGACGCCACCATAGTGGCTTCAATACCCCTGACTTCTGTATTCGTCCCTAGGGTTATGCCAGTAACGCGCGAAGCATATTGCATCCCGGACGCAATGCTTCCTGTGCTAAATGGCCATACATATATAACCGTGGTAGCGCCGCTTGTGATAAAACCCCATGACCCGCGCTTCATTGCTGGCAGGACGTTACCGATTGCAAAAGCTTTTTGATAAGGATCAGTTGCCGCCGCATAGTATGCTTTTTCACCTGAAGAACCGTCAAGGCTAAGCAATTTAGTTGTGGTATTGTATGACGTGACAGGGAATTGACCGTTTACGTTTGGATAACCGTGCGTGTGAACATATCCGCGCTGTAGTTGTGTTTGGGTGTAAAGGTCAGTAAGCGCGGGGTAAGTATACCCCATAATGAAGTCCTCACGCCCGGCAGTTGGTGCCGGATTTGGTGCGGTTGTAACACTGTCAGCAATAACGAATTGGCTTGTTGCGTCCGAAAGGTTGGGGAACCGGGGATCAACTGCCCAAGCCATTGCGTAGGCTAGTGGCGTTTCACCTTCTGAAACCAAAGCAGCACGACCATCGCCAGATGCAATAGATGTGGTTGTTACGGTGAATTTATAAATGCTTGCCCAGTTTGCGCCTACGTCTGGCAAGTCTGCAATAGTACACGCCACGCCGCCAGTTAGAGGTTCGCCTCCAGAGACAATAACCCGTTCCGTGCCATAACGAGATAGGATTAGTTGCTTAGGCGATAGGTCGAATTGCTCCCGATAAGTACCAGCACGAACCTTGATTTCTTGCCCAGTTGTCGCCGCAAAAATAGCCCCATTACTGCCGCCAATGGTCAGCTTAGGTAGTGCAAACGTTCCGGGGTTGCTATCATTACCCGTCTTTGCAACGTAAATATCGCCAGTCGTTCCGCTATCCAGCGTTGCCCGGAAGCCAATAGTTGACGCGGATGCAGAAAATACATTCAACGAAAAACCAACAGGCGAAGAAGACCCCGCCGCGTTAGTCGCTGTAACGGATAGGCTGTAAGTGCTGACTGCCACAACAGCCCTGTCAACAGATATCACGCCAGTCGAGGTATTGATTGAAATACCAGCCGCGCCGCCAGTCATAGACCAGCTAGAAACGGGGCCAGTGAACGCGCCGGACGATGTGTAGGCTACTACGCCGACGCCTTGCTGTAGTGATTGGCTGGGCAGTGTGCCGGATGCTACAGGCGCGGTTAGTGTGCCCGTTTTAAACTTGCCAAAATTGCTACCGGACTGGCCGATACGATTATTAACGCCCAGCCCGATAACTTTCATACGCCGAAGCCCTCAGTGAATACAAACGCTTGAGTTTTGGCGGCGAGCGCGTATAGCGTCACCCTAACACCGGGCGGAAAGATGATGTATTGACCCGCGCCTAGTGGAGACAGGTCGTCAAATGCCCGCGCGCCAATGGTGCCAGTACCATGCCGGATTGGCGTGTTTCCGACAGTGACCAGCGTGTTAGTCGTCTGCGTACCGTCTAGGATTTGAACGCCAGTCGATGTGACCGTGACTTTAGCCATGTGTTATTCCCACCCGTACAGATAAGTGATTGTGTAAGCTAACGTGCCCGCAGTTGGCGCGGTTCCGACCTTTTTCTTTACGCATTGGATAAACTCGCCGGGGTTTACGTAGATCGGCGCGTCCCCGAAATCCATCATGATATCGCCAAGCGTAGAGTTAGCAGCGGCGGCGGCTGGTACGCCATGAATGCCAAGCGGGATACGTCGCGGGGCCTTGGTGTTACCCGCTTCACCCGTTGCTAGGGAAACCGCCGTATGACCGAACGCCAAGCACCATTGCGCAACATAACCGCCGCCCGTTAGCGCGGTCTGAACGTAGGTCTGAATTTTCAATCCGCGAATGACAAGACGCCGACCGGGAACGTTTGCCGTGCCTTGGGGCACTTGGTAGGATTGGATAATCCCGTCAGTCGTGACGGCGAGAGTGTCGGTTTCCCAAAACTGACCCCCAAGACCTACACCTAGCGCCGCAGTCGTGTTCGTCGGTACAGCCGCAGTTGGGTTAGTGTTGTTTGCATAGTTTGCCAAGCTGCCCATAGTGCCGCCTGATTGCCCTTGATAAGAGCCATACATCCGATTGCCTAGCGTACTTGCCAGAGTGCTGATATTAGCACCGCCAAGACGTACCGAATAAGCGCCAAGGAACGATTGCAACACGCCGCCCGCCGCGCCGCCGACGATACGGTGCTTGTGGAAAGCCTGCAAGCCTTGCGCCATACACATACGCGCTTGGCCAGCAGGAAGCGGAATTTGACCTAGCTTGACCGCGCCAGTTCCGCCGTTCACCCAAAATTCAGCCTTGACAGCGCCCATGTAAACGATGAATTGATAACGCTTGTTGTTAATGTACGCCCAAACGCCCGAACCAGCCGCTAGTGGGAAAACACCCGTGCTAGTCTCTGTGCCGTTGTTCGATGCAATGCCCTGCAAGCCTGCCGACGATAGACGGAAGAACACGCCGTCAGTTGGTGCAACCGTTGCGCCTCCCGGCAGACCCAAGCCAAACTCAACAAACGAGTTAGTCGTCGGTTGTGCCGAGAAACCCAGTTCGAAATCAGCGGCCAGCGTATTCGCGCCGATATTTGGGAAGTAAGCATAAGTGGCAAGCTGCGTTCCGGTTGTGATCGTGGTGATAGACGCCGAGTTTGACGTGTATTGACCCGCCGTAAATGACGCGGCCATAGTCGTGGCGTTAAGGTTGTGTTTACCCGTGTTTTGCGAAACGTAGCTGAACACTTCCTCATCAAGCATGGTGTCTTGAGCGACGCGCATCCGGTAATCAACGTCAATTTCAGGCGATGCCAGCGAGGTAATGCCAGTAATCAAGCCTTGATCATTTTCACCAAACGCACGAACGCCGCCCACGTTGCCGGGGTTGGTCGATGCGTCCGTTTCGGGCACGACTTTGATTTGGTTAGCGGCATTGACTTCAGCGGTAATGCCTGTCAAACCCTCAAATTTAATTCCCAAGATTTAACTCCATTCCCAGCAGACCGACACATCGCCCGTCAATTGCAATTCTGTTTCGGCATAAATCGTAAATCCGACCCCTGCCACGATATTCCCGGCTGATAATCCTACACGTGTAGGGAATATAAGCCCGTGTTCCTCGGCATTATGGTGAGCCGTTGCTACTGCCATAAACCATACCCTAATTCTTGACGAAGCGCCAATCGACGCTTGCCCAGTGACTGTTGCTGTCGATGTAGCCGATCCTGTCCCAGTGCCGAAATTTAGTGTTGCCGTACCACCCGTTGCACCACCACCGCCACCACCAGCAGGTGCCGCCCAAGTGCCGTCCGCCCGTAGGAAGTTAGTCGTACCCCCGCCCGATGCAGGAGCAAGGCCAGCGTTGGCAGTAGTGACAAGCGGCAAGGTTACATCAGCGCCAGTAGATGATGCCAGAAGCCGCGATGCGTCCGTGTATGCTAGATCAGTGCCAACGTTGACCTGCGCACCAGCATCAATGCCGTCTAGCTTGGTCTTGTCAGCGCCAGACATGAAGCCGTCAACGCTAGTCGTTGCAATAGCGTGAAGAGAACCGCCCGCGCGTGACCCGTGCGATATGTTGTTAAACTGCGCCGATGGTAACAATCCCGCCGTTAAGTCAGATGCCGATCCGCTAGTCGCAATAGCCGCAAGCGATAGATCGGACGCGGTATAGGCAAGCAACGTCTTAATCTGTGCCGTGGTTAGGTCAGCAGGTGCCGCAACCGATCCGGTATTGTTGCCCTTGATCGTGTTTGCGGGCATTGTTGCAAGCTTGGAGTTGCTTACTACGCCCGTTGCAATGGTCAATGCCGTTGCGCCCGTAACCTCGCCCGTGTGGGTTGCGTTAGTCACCTTGGCAGTGTTAGCCGTCACAGCCGCAGTTGCGGCAACCGCAGAAGCAAAGTCCGTTACATCCGCCGCAACGTGCGTGTGGGCAGTAGGCGCATCACCTATATACATGAAGTTACCATCGGTAACAGCCGTATCAAACTGCGCCTTGGTGCCAGTAATCCCGACAATCGAAGCCTGATCGCCGCTGTTCGTACCAGTCAAGCCTAGGTCATTCTTAACCTGCGCAACGGTCCTAGATGCCCACGCGCCAGCCTTGGACTGAATGAAGTTGTCAGTTGTGGCAGTCAATCCAGCAATCGTTGTCAGATCGCTATCTAACGGCTGATAACCCGCCAATGCAGCAGGCTGAACCGCAGTCGATGCCAGTGTGCCTTGCGCCGCCGTAGCCGCCCCGATATCAGCCGGGGTATAGGCCAGCATTGTCTTGGTCTGCGCTACGGTAAGCGCCTCTGGAACACCCGTTCCAGCCGTGGTACGGCCTATCAGCGTGGCCGTGGATATGTCAGCCATCTTGGCAAGCGTTACAGCGCCCGGATCAACAGTCCAGACAGTACCGCCGCCCGACACAGTAATATCGCCCTTGTCACCATCCGCGACGCCGCTTCCCGATACCGTCTGCCAAGACACATCCTGATCGGCATTGCTCGCCTTAGCCAAGACCTGCCCAGTCGATCCCCCAGCAGGCAGTGACGCGCCGCCCGTGCTACTACCACCGCCGCCCGTAAACCCGTTGCGGCCATCCTTGCCCGGCTTCCCGTCCTCGCCCTTAACGTGGCCAGCATTGATTAACCGCGAGTTGGTTAGTTCAACGTACAAGTCACCATCATCAGGATCAACATAAACGTCACGTATCGAAACGCCGTTGTTACCCGCCGCGCCGTCTTTGCCGTCATTACCATTGGGTCCGGTTTCGCCTTGTGGCCCTGTATCGCCTTTGTCACCCTTGGCCCCCGTATCGCCTTTAGGCCCTTGTGGGCCTGTGCTACCTTGCGGACCCCTATCGCCTTGCGGGCCTTGCGGGCCTTCCTTGCCAGTCGGTCCGATTAAACCCTGATCGCCCTTTACCGCGCCATTCTCAGTAACGCGCAACTCGACTTCGCGTTTAGCAACGGCGATAATTGCAGCGAGTTCAACTGTATTCATTTTTCCCCGCTTAGGTAATCGGTCAATAGCTGTAATGTCGGGTCAATAACTGGCAACTCATCTTTAACAGCGGGCTTAGGTGCGACTGGCGGCAGTTCCTCGACTACAGGCTCAGGATCAATCTCGCCGCCGCCTTCGATAAAATCACCAAGCGACTGATCAAGGCCGGGGAATACTCCCGCGTTAACCAATGCCAGAGTTACAGGCTCACTCAATACCTCGGCAGGCAAGATACCCGCATCGGCCAACGTCTTAGCCGCGTTAGCCAACTGCGCGCCAATGTCCGCCCGTTCCTTATCGCTAATCTGCCACAACGATGACCATTCATACCAAAGGTCTTCTGGCCGTGAGCCTAGCGCCGAACGAATAATGCACTCATCAAGGATAGTCAGCGCTGGTTCAAGGTAGTTAGTTTGCCGCGAATTAATGAAGTCATAATATGTTGACAATTCCAACGTGCCGTTACTACCAAGCCCGCCAGACGATACCCCAAACATACGCGAACGGTTGGAGTTTGCAGCGCCAGCTAATTGCGCTTGGAAACGGTCAATAAGATCCGGCAACGTGGCGAATGACATTTGCTTTTGCGAGTAGACCGCGCCGACGCCATCCTTTGACGTTGCGCCCTCCAGAAGCAACACGCCGTTGATGGCCTTCATCATCATCGCTAGGTTTTGCGCTTTAAGAAAAGCGGCCTCTTGCTCGCCACCGTCCAGAACCTGCGACAATCCCGGATATTGGATAACGTCAACCTTGGCTTCATAGATCAATGACGACACGTTAGCCATGACGCTATCGTATTGCATGACCGATGTCATAAGATATTGCAGCACACTCTCGCCACGCTGAAACCCGAAACCCTGCGACGGCGTTTCAGTGCCGAACATGCGGATTACCCGGCTAGGATGGATTTGCACCATGCCCTGATCGCTGCCAGATACGGTATAATACTTAGGACGTCCGTATTCCGGCGATAACGGGTCGTTTTCCCAATCACCCACGGTTAGCTGCAAAGGTGACATAGGAATGACAAACCGCAAGCCATCCTTGCCAACGGTTGCCGGGTCTAGTGGTTTTTCCTGCGCTTGGCCTACGTCGATGTAAGCATAATACTCGCCATAAAGGCGGCTCATCTTATCGACCCAGTTCAGGGTTTGTTTGATCTTTAGTTTCTTTTCCAGTTTTTCCAACAAGTTGACTTGCGGATCATCGCCCTGCCATACGCGCCACTTGCGAAAACTATCGTCGGGTATTTGGTCAATAGCGGCTTTGGCGGCTGGACTATCGGAATAGACCGCCTCAAACTGTGCAGTGGTCCATAGTGACTTTGCATAGCTGGCATTCATTGCCTTATCCCGCGCGGGGGATAGGCCAGCCAGTACGTTTTGGAAACCGTCAGTGATCATGCGCGCGCCCTTTGTTTGTTGCGATTATATGCGAAAGGGGCTTGACGTGCAAAGCGGGGTTGTGGTATGGGTTGTGTGGAGTGGTATAGGAGTTAGTTATGGCAAACTGGATCGAATGGAACGGTGGCGAATGTCCGATCAAGTCGGATAAGACGCGGGTGGAGTATGAGCAGAAAAATGGAAGGATTGCTAATGGTTACGGACACTACATCAGATGGTCGCATGATGTCGGGAATTGCGACATCATCGCATACCGCATTATTGAGGATCACGAACCAATGGCACAGACGCGCGAACAGATCACGGCGCATATTGAGGCGCTGCAGAAACAGTTGGATGCGATGCCAGTGGTGAAACAGGTTTGGTATCGAAGTGACGGTGGTGGATTTTGGCACTCCCCTAGGTTTTGGACAAACTACACCTTCGACATCGAAACAATCAACGGCATTCCCCATATTAACGGGGTCGCAATGAAAGAGGTGGCGAAATAGCGCCCCCTATTCCGCGTAGTATCACGATCCTAGCGCCGCCCAGTTGATCCCTACATGCTTCATAATCGGGTTTAACGCATACCTAAGCGCGTCGATGTAGTGGTTGTTTGCATCGACGGGCTTGGGCTTGATCGCTCCAGATAGCTTGTCAATTTCCCACGAGTACAGCCTGAACTCCCGCGCCGTTTGAATGCAACGTGGGTGTATGTAAACGCGCTTGAATGAGCGGATAAACTGAATACCGTCCTCGACGCTTCCCTTGCCCTTGACGCAACCGATAGCCCGGTGAAAGCCCTTGCGCTGAATATGCGAGATCATGCCGGGTTGCGCGCTATCCCAACGGCTCACATGCTTGTCATATTCTGGAATACTGGCAGATACGCGACTGACAATATCGTCAATCTCAATTCTAGTTCCGCCCGCCTCATAGTCGATGTATAGGCAGTTGTCTTTGACCCATGATCGAATTGCGGCAGTAGGATCTTGCGAGTATCCAAAGTCGCCGCCTAGGTATGGCCCTTGCCATCCGGGGCCGTCAACTTCAAACTCTTTGATCTCATATTTTCCCGCCATGATCTGGGCCTCTGTGAGCGTTAGAAACTGGCCTTCCCATATGTGATCGTAAGTATCCGGGCGAAACTCCAGATCTGCCTTGCGCTCATCTTCTAGGCCCTGCGGAAACCATGGATTATCGGAATAGTTACATTCGACTATGACCATGCGCTTGGGGTCATATGATACCCGGAAACGCTTGTGGGTTGCGCTTTCCTCGCTTTCCGGGTTCCACGTTAGCCATATCTCGGAGTTCGGTTCGCGCATGACTGTAGCTATAAGCTTTCGCCATGCCAGCTCTGATACGTTTTCAGCTTCGTCAATCCAAGTTAGCAGGACTTTGGCTTTGGACTTGAGGCTGTCTAGGTTATGACGCAGACCGACGAATAGAAACCATATGTTGCCGGACTTGGTGCGGATGTACTCTTTGCCGATAGAGAAGTGAGCCGCTAACCAATCATCCTCTTGAATGACTGACTTCAGCTCTTCCATAGAACTGTCAGCCAGTGATCCCATAAATTCACGGCCACATAGTATTGCTCCACGTAGTCCCATAGTTTCAAACACTAGGGCGCGTACGGCCACCATGCGGGCGAACGTGCGGGTTTTGGCGCTACCCCGGCCACCGTATGCGCCACGATATGCCACAGCGCCTATAGGCGGGGCAAACACGGGCGCTAGGGCTTGCGGGATTTGGACGTTAACTTCCATGCGATATTGTTAGCATGGGCGCGGCCGAAAGGCAAAAGCCCCGAAGGGGCTTAGGTTAGTGTCGATGATAAAGCTGCGCAAACAATCTTAAACCTGTGATCTTGTGGCATTTCCATGTATGATTTGTATTCATCTGGCCCCATATCATTTAGCATGGATGCCTCAAGTTTTGTTGCAAGTTCAGCTAGTTTTCTTGCTTCGCGGCGTGTCATCTTCATCATCCCTGTTTGAGTTTCTATATATACAGACCACACCGGATTAGCGGTGCAGTCAATGGGTTATATTATTTTCTTTCCCATACGGTTCTGTCGCCATCTGGGCCAGCTCCAATGCGGCAGAGAACGCCTACTGATAAAGTAGCGTGATGTTTGGTAGCGCGAAACCCCTTGGCCCACGTCTTTCCTCCCTCAGCCCATAGAATTACCTGAGGTGAGAGGGTAGGATTTTCATTTGCAAAAGTGGCGATGTTTTCGACTTTTACGGTTTGATTAGCGCTATTTCCACCAAGATGCAGGCCGAAGATTACTGCTTCGATGGTGCGGTTTGCGCAGTTAGTGATGGTGATGTTCATGGTATATATCTCCTGTTGATACATACAGACTACACCATCCCCCGCGCTATGCAAGAAAAATAATCGCCACCAATGCAGATTTATTCTGTTGGCTTAACCCCAACAGGCACCAGATTAATCACAGTAGGCGTCATAGTGCCATCGCTGGACGTGTTGTCGATAGGTTGCGTGGCCTTGCCTAGGTGACGGTCCAGCGCATCGCCAATGATCTTGTTAATGTCCGCGCGCAACAATTCTTCCCGTGCTTCCGGCTGGACCATCTCTATTTTCGCCAACACGCCCTCGATTAACAGGTTCTGCAATCGAGCGGCTTTCTCGGCACTGTCTTTGATAAGACGATGCGTTTCGGAATTAATCCCGCCGGGGTTGCCAGATTGGCCGGGTTTCCATCGGTATTCTGGGGCTGGGTCTGGATTAGCCATTTGCTGCTCTCAGCATTGCACCTATCGTGCAAGAGAAGGGGTATCGTGCAAGAGACCGATCGTGCAAAATACGAGACCGATCGTGCAAAATACGAGACCGATCGTGCAAAATACTGATTATATTCACAAAATCCCCGCCTCTTTCTGGTCCTCGTAATCTTCGAGCATGTTCATTCCTAGCGGTGTTGCGTTGATTGTAAAGCTTGTGCCATTGAACATGCACGTAATATACCCTAAGTCTTGACACTTTGCAATTACGGCCTTTGCGTTACCGATTGCCTTTAGACCTATGCCACGGGTTGTGGTTAGGCATAGGTCGGTGTTATTGTCTGCCCATAACACGCCACCATGATCGGCACATGCGGCAAGCAAGCGATATTCGTCTTTGTGCAGATCGTCGGGTTCCAATCGCCACGGTGGGTAAATTCCGAGTGATCGGATAGCTTCTAGGTCTGCATCCCATTGCTTGATTAGCGCGCGCCTGTACACGTCCTGATAGTTATCCGGCATTGGTTTTACGTATGGCCCAGATACCCAATCGAATAGGCTCATGGACGCAGCGCCACGGTATAGCCGTCTAGGGGGGTTATTGATCCGTTGTATACCACGCAGTTGTCAGAGACGATGTGCTTTGACTTTGCGGTAATGCGGAACGACGGACGACCGAACGCATACACTAGAACGGTGTTTGTTTGGCGGTTAGCGTTGATAAATTCTGCGCGCGTCATGATGTGCCCCTTGGTTGATGTAGGTATAGCATGACGGCGCGGGTGGTGTCAAGAGGTTCTAGTGATATAGTAATCATCGCCTTGCTTGGATGTTGTGAACCTCATGTTTGATTGCGCGGCAACAGTGTGAGCGTATGTTTGCGGATTTGATTTTCCATACTGTCCTTGTTTCATGATGATGGTTTGACCTATTTTCATAAAGCAGAATGGCCATGTAGGAGTTACACCTGATTTTCGCTTGGCTAGAATGTCACCTTCGGCAATGCGCGTTATGATGAGGTTTCCACGAATAAAGCGAGACTGAAATAGGTATCTGTTTTTTGTCGCGCTTGATATGAATTTTTGCAAGTATATTGGGCTAAGTCTTTTCCCATTTTCGTCAACAAACCATTCTATTGATATAGATTGCCCGAACGGCAAAGGATTGATCAACTTTGCCAGTGCTTTGGTTGTTGACCATTTTTCATTCGATGAGTGAGTTGTTGCGTCAAGTATCATTTTGAAACCCTGAATTTATACATGTGTAATCAATGTAACATATCAGATAACAATTGGCAACGCGCAAAAATGCACAATCTACTGTTCAAAAACGCACATAACCTGATTTTATATTACGGTTAGTGAAAAAGTTAGGTCTAAGTGATATTTTTTTCAGGCCGGACACAGCACGTAAGCACTTATTATTATTAACTTTTTAGAAAAGTAAGTAAGTAAGGGCTGTTTCATAATTTTCTAAAAATAACCGCCTAACCTAAAAAACCGTGAAAATGTACTGTATAAGAAGCCATTGGAAATGAATATAAAGAAACTATATTCATTGCCAATGGTGTGTAGCGCCTATTATGTCTTTTTAAAACGGTTATGGTTATGTCGTTGAAAACAAAGGCAGAAAAAATAACCGTTTTTTGGGTTTTGTTGATTTCATTGGATAATTTCGTTTTGAAAACATGCGATTTTGCAGTAAAGTTAGGTGTTTTCGGTTAGCGCAGTGGTGTTTTTGGCGGGTTTCGGGCATGTTTTGCGAAAACGGTTATGTGCTCTTGACGATTTGCCGCGTTTGGGTGTAGTGTCTGTTTTGTAGCTTGGAGGCGCAATGCAGGATCAGATTTCAGATTTTCGGGCGGCAATGCGTGATGCGGGTTTGGGTATGGCGTCGGGTGACGTTGTAGCAGATGACCGCATTCACAGGTATCGTTTAGAAGGTGACAAGGCGCGCACGACGAACGGCGCATACAAGCTAACCGTGCATCATGACGGGTTTGCGGTTGGTTGGTTTAAGTCGTGGAAAGACGGCCAGACTATCTCATGGCATAGCAAAACCAAGCGAGGCGTTAGCGCGGATGATCGGGCGATGTATAAGGCGCGCGCTATAGAGGCTAAGCGGGCGCGTGAGGCTGCTGCTGTAGACGCTCACACTAGGGCCGCTGCCAAGGCCACTGCGATGATTGCAGGCATGGCTAAGGCGACTGGGTCGGAGGTTTACTTAAACCGCAAGAACATAGGCGCGCATGGTGCAAGGGTGTTTGGTAATGCTCTGGTTATTCCGTTGATGCGTGACGGTTCGGTTGTGGGTTTGCAGTTTATCCAACCGGACGGCACTAAGCGGTTTATGACTGACAGCGACGTTGCGGGCAGTTATTTTTCGATTGCGAAGCGCGGCGATGATCTTGGGACGATTGCGATAGTCGAGGGTTTTGCGACGGGTGCATCTGTTCGTGAGGCAATGGGCTGGCCTGTGATTGTCGCTTTCAACGCTGGCAACCTTAAGGCTGTTGCTGTTGCGATGCGCGGCAAGTATCCAGACGCTAGGATTGTTATCTGTGCGGATAATGACCAATGGACTGTTGTGGGCGTTAAGTCTGTAAACCCCGGTATTGAGGCGGCGAACGCGGCGGCTGTTGCTATCGGGGGTGCGCAGGTTGTTTGGCCTGTTGTCGATGCGGATGATACACACAAGCGGACGGATTGGAATGACATTCATTGCAGCGACGGCATTGATGCGGTTAGGGATGGATTGAACGCCGCCCCAGTTGTAGAGCGTGAATATGTTGATGACTGGGAACCTGTTGCGGATGATCGGGCGCATGACGTGCCGGATGAGGCAGATGAGCCTATGGACGTGGTAAGGCCGTTGGGTCACAGTCGCGGTCAGTATTTCTTCTTCCCGAGGGCGTCGGGGCAGATTGTGGAATTGGGGGCGTCATCGCTTGCCCGTATTCAGAACCTATACAGACTAGCGCCTAGGCAGTTCTGGGAACGCCACTATGGCAGTGACGGTAAGACGAGTGATAGCGATATTTGCAGCTATGCCAGCGCGCAACTGATAGACATATGCCACCGCAAGGGAGTATTCCAAGCTGACAACGTAAGGGGTGTTGGGGCGTGGCGTGACGTTTCGGGCGTGGTTGTGAATTGCGGCGACGTTGTGGTCGCGGGTGATCGCCGTTGCCACCCTAGCGACTATAAGTCGAAGTCAGTATATGAGGCTGGGCCTAGGGTTATCGGGTTGGACTGTGAACCACTGACTAACAAGGAAGCCAGCGAGTTCAGGGGTATTTGTAAGCGTCTTTCATGGAAGCGGCCACAGTATGCCGACTTGCTATGCGGTTGGGTTGTGATCGCGGCTGTAGGATCGGCGCTGACATGGCGGTCGCACATCGTCGTGACGGGTCCAAAGGGGAGCGGCAAGTCAACAGTTATGGACGATATTGTTAATGCTGCGTTGGGTGACATTGCAATCAAGCGCGATGGTGGAACTACTGAGGCGGGTATGCGTAAGTCATTGGGTGCGAGTGGTAGACCGTTCATCATGGACGAGGCCGAGAGCGAAAACGCGTCAAGCCGTAGCGAGATGGAAAAGATATTCTTCGCAGCGCGTCGTTCGTCGTCTGGTTCTATGGTAGAGAACGCGAACGCGACGTTTCAGCTAAGGTCGTGTTTCTGTTTCGCGGCGATTAACCCTAGGATTGAACAAGGCGCGGATAAGGATCGGATCACGTCGCTTGAGTTGGTTCAAGATCGGACGGACGGCGCGGAAGATCGGTTTGCGGAATTGCAGCGAATGATTGTTGACGTGATCGGTGTTGATTTCCCGGCGCGGTTAATGGCTCGGACGGTTGGGAATATTGACGCTCTGTTAAAGAATGTTGACACATTCACGTTGGCGGCGGCTAAGATACTTGGATCACGCCGCGACGGTGATCAGATAGGGCCGTTGATTGCTGGCGCGTACAGCCTGACATCTAACCGGGTTATAAGCAAAGATGAGGCAGAGAAGTGGATGCAGTCGCAGAATTGGGATTGGCATCGCGCGGCCAAGGATATTGGTGATGCGGAAAAGTTGATGCAAACTATTATGACTGCGCGCGTTAGGTATGACGACGGCGGAATGGGTCGTGAGAGTTCGATTGGTGAGTTGGTATCTAGGGCGGCGATAACGAACGGCATAGGGTTTGATGCGGCGGTCAAGGGGTTGTCGGGTTATGGAATTAAGATCAAGGACGGCGAGTTATTGATTGCGAACAATAGCCCGCCATTGCGCCGTGTTTTGCAAGATACGCCTTGGGCTGTTTGGAGTAGAACGCTTGGGGATTATCCGGGCGCGAACAACGCGGGCAACCGTGCGACGTATTTCGGCCCCGGTTGGAATAGCAAGGTAACGGCGGTTCCGTTGGGTGGAGTGATTGAGGTTGCGGCGGCGGTAATCGTTGATATCGTTGAAGAGGATATAGGTTTTGAATGACATAAAGTTATTCCCGGATCAATCCGAGTTGATTGAACGGGTGCGAGGAAGTATGCGCCGTGTTAAGTCAACACTGCTACAGGCAAGCACTGGAAGCGGCAAGACGATCATGGGCAGTTACATGATACAATCGGCAGTTGCTAAGGGAAGCCGATGCGTTTTTATGGTGCCGAGGCGCGAGTTGTTGAAACAAACTGCCAAGACGATGGATAACTACGGCATACCATACGGATATGTTGCGGCTGGATATCCTAGCAATCCGTTCGCGAGTGTTCACTTGGCAACGAGTGGCACGTTATCAAGGCGGTTGGATAATGCACCACGCGCTGATATTTTGTTTGTTGATGAATGCCACTTTGGGGGTGATGAGATTGACCGTGTTATAAGTTCGTATCGAGCGGCTGGAACGTGGGTTATTGGATTATCTGCAACGCCACTAAAGACGAACGGAAAGCCAATGGGCGATTGGTTTGAAGATATGGTTTGCGGTCCTAGCGTTAAGTGGTTGATTGATAATAAGAGGTTGAGTGATTATAGATTATTTGCGCCAAATAAACCTGATCTTAGCAGTGTTAAATCATCGGGTGGTGACTACAACAAATCACAGTTAGATGATTTGATGACATCTGATAGGGTTTTAATAGGTAACGCGGTTAATCACTATAAAACCCATGCTCTTGGCAAGATAAACATTGCATTTGGAACATCTATAAAACATGCAGAAATGATCGCGCAGTCGTTTAGGGATGCAGGAATACCTGCTGCACATGTTAGCGGTGAAATGAAAGATGAAGAAATTTCAAGAAGAGTAAAAGCTCTGGCAAGACGTGAAATTCTATCTCTTTCGAATTGTTCACTTATGGCATTTGGTTTTGATTTATCAGCCGCCGCTAATATGAATGTTACAATTGAATGCATGAGCGATCTTGCTCCTACAAAATCACTTCCTTGGCAAATGCAGAAAAACGGCAGGGTTTTAAGAATGAAAGATGATCTTGCGTATATATTTGATCATGCCGGAAACATTGATCGGCATGGCTTGCCGGACGATGATCGTGACTGGACATTAGAAGGCAGAGAAAAAAGGAAGGGTGGAGAAAAGACAGACCCAACGCGCCAGTGCGGGGAATGCTACTTTGTGCATCGCCCATCATCTGTATGTCCTAATTGCGGTTTTGTTTATCCGATTATTGGTCGCAGTGTAGAAGAGATAGAAGGTGAGTTATTAGAAGTAGATAGGGAAGCTAAAAGACTAGAAGCAAAGTCAATACGCCAAGACCAAGGCCGCGCAAAAACACTTGCGGAATTGATTGCACAGGGAAAGGCTAGGGGTATGAAAAACCCGCACGGATGGGCCTCTCATGTATTCAATGCGCGCGCCAATGCTTAAATCCGGCCAGCTAGTTGCTGTTTGCAGCGATACGACTGACGATTGCGTCAAGATGATTAGGGATTGGTGCCGTGATAATGGCTACACGAAAGACACGGTTAGGATATTGAAACGCGACGGTCAAACAATAGCGGAGTTGAAGGATGCGAAGTGAGGGTAACGTATTAAACGACTGCATGATCGGATTATCCGAGGCTGGTTGTTTGGCATGGCGGAATAACTGCGGGGCATTGCCGGATAGAACAGGATCGGGCAGGGTTATTCGGTTTGGAGTTGGCGGCAAGGGTGGATCAGATATTATCGGGGTTGCGCCTGATGGTTGTTTTTATGCGGTTGAATGCAAGACGGCAACAGGTCGCGCTACACCAGATCAGTTGCGGTTTCATGAGGTAGTTATTTCGCATGGTGGACGTGCTGGCATAGCAAGAAACGCGCAAGAAGCTGTTGCAATCGCGTTGGGTAAGTGATACACGATAAGAATAGAATGGAGGTTCTGATATGGAAGTTAAAAGATCAAAACACAAGACGCCAAAAGTATCAGACACAGAGATGGAAAGACGAATCCGCGCCGCATGTATGTCTTGGTATAGTCACCTTTTTGTGAAGTGTGGATATTGTGGCGGCGCTCACCACAAAGACTATGTGTGTCATTGCGGTTATCAATTGCAATACAATGATGACAATCAAGAGGTTTGGAGGTTATGATATGATTAAAATTCACGACGTAGAACAAGGAACAGAGGCATGGCACGAGGCACGTTGCGGATTGCTAACGGCGAGTGAGGTTAAGCTGATCTTAACACCGACACTTAAGGTTGCGGATAACGACAAAACCCGGACGCATGTTTACGAGTTAGCGGCGCAACGTATTACGGGATACACCGAACCAACATATATTGGCGATGATATGTTGCGCGGTATGGACGATGAGATTGACGCGCGGATTGCGTATTCGAAACATCGCGGCGATGTGACGGAGTGCGGGTTTACCACGAACGACGAATGGGGGTTTACGATTGGTTATTCGCCGGATGGATTAGTTGGCGATGATGGATTGATTGAGGTTAAAGCGCGCCGCCAGAAGTATCAGGTCCAGACAATTGCCGAGCATGTACTGACTGGCGATTGCAGTATTCCGGTTGATTATGTGCTGCAATGCCAGACGGGTTTATTGGTTACTGGCCGGAAGTGGTTGGACTTCATCAGTTATTGCGGCGGTATGCCGATGGTTATTATCCGGGTTTATCCTGACCCTGTAATTCAGGCGGCAATTGTTGATGCGGCGACTAAGTTTGAGGCGAAAGTAAATGCTGTTGTAAGTGGTGTTAGTGAGTGGTCTAAAGGTGACGTTATCCATACTGAACGGAAAACATATGAGGATATTGAAGTATGACCGACCTAAGCGCAACAATTGACCCTAAGTCAAACCAGATGAATGCCGACGATCTAATCGGCGGTCCTAAGACAATCACAATTACCCGCGTTAGTGCTAACACGTCCAGCACTGAGCAACCGATTGCGATTTCATATCAAGGCGATAACGGGAAACCGTTTTTTCCGTGCAAGTCGATGCGGCGCGTTCTTGTGAGTGTTTGGGGCAAGGACGGCGCGGCATATGCAGGTCGCAGTTTGACGCTATACCGTGATCCTACAGTGACGTGGGGCGGTCTTGCTGTTGGCGGTATTCGTATTAGCCATATGAGTGGCATGGACGCAGATATGACTATGGCGTTGACTGCGACCAAGCAAAGCCGTAAGCCTTACACTGTGAAGCGGCTAAAAGATGCACCTAAGACTGCTGATACACCAGCACCATCACCCGCACCAGAGTTTGACCCTATGCCACTCGCCCGCGCGGCAGCGGCTAAGGGAAAGGCGGCGTTTACTGCATGGTGGAATGGTGACGGCAAGGAATACCGAGAACAGGTAAAGCCTAACATGGCGGAATTGACTGAGTTGGCGACAACGGCGGATGCTCCCCCGCCTGATGAAGATGACATGCCGATGTAACTTGACACTTACACTTAAGAGTGCTAAGGTCTCCTTCTAAATGATGGAGACTTTTTTTATGAAACTGTGTGAAAAATGCGGAATTGAGTATTTCAAACATCCCAAATCAACAGATCATACCTTTATGAATAGAAGATTTTGCAGCAAGAAATGTTCCTCAATGAAATATGATAGCATATATGATAAAGTATGTATCGAGTATATTTCGGGACTTTCTTCTAAGGAAGTCGGAATTATTAACTCAATATCAAGCACCCATGTCATTAGGATATTGAAAAAAAATAAAATAGAAATTAGAAGTTTATCGGAATCTGTATCCATTGGTTTAAGTAGAGAAACAGCTAAAATAAAAATGTCAAAAAATAGAACTGGAAAGAAATTATCTGAATATTCAAAGGATAAGTTAAGATCTAGAATTGGTCCAAAAAATCATAATTGGAAAGGTGGAGTTACTATAACATCTCAAGGATACCTATCGTACACTGCAAGTTCATTTAATGGTGATAAGGCTAGTAGACTTCACCATAGATACATAGTAGAGAATAACTTAGGCTTAAGACTACCCACTGATATCCATGTTCACCATATTGATGGTGATAAGAAAAACAACGATCTATCAAATCTATCGCCCATGACTTCATCTGAACACGCTGCGCTTCACGTGAGGCAAGGCGACATCTTTAAAAGGATTACCAAATGCTAAACCAATGCCAATTTATCGGGAATTTAGGTAAAGACCCTGAGATAAGAACTATGCAAAATGGAGATAAAGTGGCCAACTTTTCTATCGCAGTAACAGAAAAATGGAAGGAAAAAACAACCGGAGTTCTAAAGGAGAAAACATCTTGGATTCCAATTGTAATTTGGGGCGGTGCTGCCGGTATTGCTGAGAAATATCTATCTAAGGGATCAAAAGTTTTTGTTTCCGGGTGTTTTGAAACGCGTAAATGGCAGGATCAATCCGGCGCGGATAAATACACCACAGAGATTGTTTTGCGCCCGTTTAGCGGCGTGTTGACGTTGCTCGGCGGCGGAGGATCGCGTGACAGTGGGCAGTCGGATGGTGTTGATAGATCTGCAAACTGCACTGCGCGATATGATGACGGGGATGAGGTGCCTTTTTGATGTAAAGCAAAACCCGCGCTTTTGAATGGCGCGGGTTTGTTTTTTATGAAACAGGCGTCAAGCCGTTTTGGCGCAACAGTGATTGATATCTTGCCTGTAAATCCCAAAGACGATCCGATAACCGAACCAGTCTAATGCTGTTTTTGCAATCACGCATTTTATTATTGATCTTTCGGATTTCTGCGACTGTTTGTTTGATATCCATGGCGTATCTCCTTTACCTGATACCCATACATAACCAAATAAAAACACCCGCGCAACAACTAAATGATGCGCGGGTGAATAAGTGGGTGAATTTTAGATCAACTGACCCTGTGTTGCCTCAGCTTCACCGATAAACCTAGCAGCCCACTCGGCATATTCTGGCTTAAGTTCCGTTCCAATAAACTTACGATAGTTCTTGACCGCTACAGTTCCAGTCGATCCGATACCACTAAAAGGATCAAACACTACGTCTCCAGGGTTGCTATACAAATTCAGACAACGATCCATATAGGCCAATGGTGTCGGAGTTAGGTGGCGCTCATCTTTTTCAGAACCCTTAAAACGTCCACCGCTGAAATGCTTTGTTAACGTATCGCTTGATTTGTTATCAAGCCAGATCGGGCTTGCCCACTCACTCCAACGCTTAACTGGAAACTTGCAAGCCTCTGCTAGTTCTTCAATAAGTTCAGGATTAATATTTTCAATAAGACCAGCGCGCACTAACCTCGCAGATTGTTCCCGCGCAATTTCATCAGCTTGTGTATCAACAGACTTAGTTCGATGCGTGTCAATTGCGTGTTTAACTGCTTCCCCGACCTTGCCGCCGCGACTGTCTTTTCGCATGACTAGGATATATTCAGGCATGCCAGTTCCTACAACTCGGCTATTTTCACCAATTGATTTATGTAGCAACCTATCCGCGTTTGTCTTTGATCGTTCCCGCACTGGATCAGTCCAGATTGTTGTGCGACTGCGAAGTGTAAAACCTGCCTTACGATAAGCTGAGACAGCCATATCAGAAAACGGCATAATGCCGGACTCTCCCGTTTCACTTGATCCTTGAAACATTAGTAGGTCTTTGACATAATCGCAGATCACGGTTCCGGGTTTCATGACTCGGAACAATTCACTTGCAAAGAAGTCAAAACCTACAAAGAAGTCATCGTGAGAGTGTGCATTGCCTAAGTCTCGTTCACTGTCTGAATATACATAAAGCGACGAAAACGGGCTAGAATATGCTGCGAAGTCGATTGAGTTATCTTCCATCTGGGCCATGATTTCAATGCAATCAGCATTAAACAGTTTCCAGTATTTACCTTGCCACGACGGCACATTATCAGTCATTGGTTATTACCTTTCAACCATTCAGGAAATTCAACTTTATACTTATCACCGTATTCCACTCGTACGCCAGATACAAGCTGTTCTTTCTGCATAGCTAGAGCCATTTCGCGCTTCATTGTTTCATGTTTTTCAGACTTTACGTTTACAGCATCCCAGATTGCCTTTTCAGTATCCGCAATAACAATGTCATTGCGGACTTGTTCAGTTTGACCGAACCTTTGCGAACGTCTTTTCGCTTGGTAGTGTTGCTCATAACTGTAGCTGATAGACGCGAATACGGCATGGGCACAGTGTTGATAATTAACTCCAAAGCCTGCCAACTTTGGCTTTACAACTTGAACCCTATATTTTCCGTCAATAAATCCAAGGATTAATTCCTCTTTTTGTTCAGGTGTCATTGATCCGGTTAGTTCGCGCGCATCTGGGATTAACTTAGCAAGTAATGCGCTTTCATCGTTACTTTCGCACCAAACAGTGACGGGACTGTCATGTGTTGCAATTTCCGCCGCAATAGCCACCCGGTCGCGCATAGTTAGGCGTTTTTCGGCATGGAATGACGTTGCTGATAGTTCAGGTATGCGGAATAAAAGCCCGTCAGTATTTTCTGATCTATCCGCTGCGACTGTGTGAATTTTGGTAATAATTTCAGGCAATATATACCCAGTATCATCGCCACCAAGATCGCTTGGCAAAGTTGCGCAACGTGACCATGAAGCTAACCACTGCCAGAAAAATGGCGCGGCATGGCCTTTCAATCGCCAGTTCTGTGTCGACGTTTGATCCTTGATAAACCAACGTGTCAGCATATCACCTTGGGACATAATACCGAGAAACTCGGCGTGGTTACCCAATTCGACATAATCATTCGGGCTTGGCGTTGCGGTGGCGCATAAACGATAAGGCGTGTCCTTAAACATGTCTTGCAATTGTAGGCGCGTCTTGCCACCAAACGACTTTAAGATACTACTCTCATCAAGAATAACCGCGCCAAACTTATACGGATCAAGTTTGCCCACGCGATCATAGTTCATAACCATAACACCCGCGCCGACTTCTTCCGGCTCTTTGATCTGTCGCGCGTCAATACCGAATTTATTACCTTCGCGCACCATCTGGCCAGCAACGGCGAGTGGCGTTAGGATTAGCGACGGTTTGCCAGTTTCTTCGGCGCACTGGCGGGCAAACTCTAACTCAATGAACGATTTGCCTAGGCCAGTATCAAGGAACATTGCCGACTTGCCTTTGTTCAAGGCGTATTCCAGCGCGTTGACTTGATGCACCTTGGCGCGGTCATTGATTGACTTAGGCGCGAACCCACTGGCCTCAGTTGTTGTAGCGCGTGACGCAATAAACCGCCTATATTCTTGAATGTCGATTGTCATGTGTATCCCTCTTGTGTCCCTCACCCATAAACGAACGAAAACCCCGTGTCAACTGATAAATAGTTGTTGCATGGGCGGCGTTGTGGTGTTATTGGTTGTGTATAAACAAGGGAGTACATGATGCCACGCTACACAGAAGATCGCACGTTTCGCATTGAGATTGAGGTGACTGCCCGCGCTTTCATGTCGAATGGTGGATCATCGGCGCATGACAGCGACGAGCCGCCTTGGACTGAAATTGATGAGATTGAGATTGACTACATCGAGATTTTCGGCCACAAGATTGTTGGATTAACTGGAGAAACCAAGTCGGCACTTATTGATGCCGCATATGAGGAGTTTGCGGAATGATCAGCATCATCACGCACAAAGAAAAATCCCGCGCGTTTAAAAACGCGGTTATGGGTATCGACGGCATTCGACAAAATCCGCGCGGAACGGTTATTGAATATCATCAAGGCGATTGGGCGGATTTGATTGGCAACACTAAGATCGGCAAGCAGGCGTGGTCATATCACGAGTTAGGGCTGATTGTGCTGTGTCAGGCGCGCATTGATGGCGGGAAGTTTAGCTATCGGGGGGTTGTGAAATGACTTGGGATTTTAGCGAAGTCGATACACTGACAAAGGTTTACCCAACTGACATCAGATACTATGGTCATGACGATCTTGGAGATGCGCCTGAATTGCATCGGTGGCGCGCAAGTTGGGAAAATGATTGCGATGGATACCCGGACTGCATTGCTTTGACCGCACATCCAGTTGTTAAGTTGACACCAAAAGGGGCATGGGTTGCGCAACATGCTTACCGTGAAGCTACAAAACAGCCATGGGAACAAGGCGCGCCGGGATACGTCTGGAACACTTTTGGCACCAAAGGCCGATTTGTTTTAAATGGCAGTGGAATGTCATGGGCCAAACTTACACAAGAGGAAGCTATTGCTGCTATTGCTTATCGCATGGAATGCTGGGCGAGGCGCATGGTTCACGACTATCGGCGGGCTGTGGCGGCTGTTGACACACTAGAGCGCATACGGTCCGACTTTTCAATAAAGATTAGCCGATCCAGAATGTCACTGGCAACAATCAAGTCTGAACAGATCACATATGCACCGCCCACAGATTGACACCGCCGCCAAAACACTACATAATGACAATTCACCCCAACATGGACACTATATGATGCAATTGAAAGTAAAGCGGCTTGACCCGCGCGCTGTTATTCCAAAATACCAATCAGACGGCGCGGCTTGTTTTGACCTTGTGGCGATTGAACGAACGTACGTAGGGCCGGGCATTGCGTTGTATAACACGGGACTAGCTTTCGACATTCCACAAGGTTATGTCCTAGAGGTTTACAGCCGTAGCGGGCATGGGTTTAATCATCATACACGTCTAGCCAACTCGGTTGGCATTGTTGACGCTGATTATCGCGGCGAAGTGATGGTTAAACTTATCCGCGATGATGGACATACTTGGATTATGCCAGAAGTCGGCGAACGTGTAGCGCAAGCCATGTTGCGGATTGTTGATCAAGTGGAATTTATTGAGGTGGACGAATTGAGCGAAACTAAACGCGGCGCAAACGGGATGGGATCAACAGGGAAATGACAACCGCAAACTATAACCCATTTAAAAACCCAATGGCCGAGCAGATTTGGGATATGAAATACCGTCTAAAGGAACAAGACGGAACGCCTATCGACAAAACAGTGCAAGACACTTGGCGACGTGTTGCGTGGGCATTGTCAGAACCTGAAACAGACCGCGCGCTTTGGGCCGATAAGTTTTATTCTGTTCTAGAGCGTTTTCAGTTTATTCCGGCGGGACGGATTAATGCGGGCGCTGGCACTGATCGGAATGTTACGCTATTCAACTGTTTTGTCATGGGTACGGTGCAAGATAGCTTGTCAGGCATTATGGACGCGTTGAAAGAAGCCGCCATTACCATGCAAGCAGGCGGCGGTATTGGCTATGATTTTAGCACGTTGCGGCCTGTTGATGCGCCTGTAAAGGGCGTTGCTGCGACTGCTAGCGGGCCGTTGTCGTTTATGGACGTATGGGATGCAATGTGCAAAACCATCATGTCAGCGGGTGTTAGACGTGGCGCGATGATGGCGACCATGCGAGTTGACCATCCCGACATTTTCAAGTTTATCGACGCCAAGCGCGACCCTAGCAGGCTTCGCATGTTTAACTTGTCTGTATTGGTGACGGATGATTTCATGCAGGCGGTTAAAGATAACGCGCAGTTTGATCTTGTGTTTGAAGGCAAGGTTTATCGCACTGTTTCGGCGCGTGGATTGTGGGATCATATCACGCAAGCGACCTATGCTTATGCTGAACCCGGAGTGATCTTTATTGACCGGATTAACAAGGCTAACAACCTGTCATATTGCGAAACCATTGCGGCGACTAATCCGTGTCTGCATCCTGATAGCCTTGTGGAAACAATTAATGGCCGTGTAAAGATTAAGGATATTACCGAACCAACTATGGTTTATACTATGTTGTCAGATGGTTCTCTTGGTATTAAAAAGGCCACTGCATCTTGGGTATCTAAGAAGAATTCTGAAACTATCCGTATTAAAGTGAGATCTGGCAAAGAATTAGTATGCACTCCAAGCCATAAGATTTTTGTAGATCGAGTTGGTTGGGTGGAAGCCAAAGATTTGAAGATTGGCGACAAACTAATTCATCTATGTAGGGCGCGGAGAGGTGCTGCATACTCTGGTGTGAAATTATCTACTGAAGATAATAGAGCGTACCGCATGGAACACAGAATGATTGCAGGTGCAGTATTTGGTGAACTGTCAGAAAGTGATGATGTCCATCATATTGATGGTAATACATATAACAATAACATTGATAATTTTGAAGTTATTGATCACTCAAAACACGCAACACTAACTAGGTATGAGTGCGATAATAATCATATGGTTAATGATTATAACGAGACTTATGGAAAGCACTGTTTTGTAAGTCCTCCTTGGTCTAATCATGGATCTAAGGACGTTATTCCTATGCCGGAATATTTGCGATCAAACATGAAAAATCAAAATTCTGCTTGTGTTTTATCTATATCCCAAGGCCCCGTATCTGACGTTTATGATATGACGGTTGAAGATACTCACAACTTTATTGCGGACTTTATTGTTGTCCATAACTGCGGCGAGCAACCATTGCCGCCATACGGGGCTTGCTTGCTTGGCAGTATGAACATTCCGGCATTCTTGAATGATGATTTTTCAATCAACTATAAGATGCTAGGAAATGCGATTAGAACTGCCGTGCGCATGATGGATAACGTCGTGGACGTATCTCGGTTTCCATTGCCCGAGCAGGAAGCCGAGGCCAAGGCCAAGCGGCGCATTGGACTAGGTGTAACAGGCGTTGCGGACGCAATGGCTCTTGGCGGCGTTGTTTATGGGTCAGATGAAGGCGTTGAGTGGATTCATAAACTGATGAAGTTTGTTGCGCGGATGGCATACCTTGCCAGCATTGACCTAGCCATTGAGAAAGGCGCGTTTCCGTTGTTTGACGCGGATAAATATCTTGACAGCGGTAACATGATCGGCATGGATCAAGACATTCGCGGTATGATTGAAACTTGTGGCATTCGCAACGCATTATTGACATCGATTGCGCCAACTGGAACGATCTCGTTGTATGCGGGTAACGTATCCAGCGGGATTGAGCCTATTTTCGCGCTGGAATATGAACGCAAGGTTTTGCAGAAAGACGGGTCAAAGATCACTGAAACTGTGCGCGATTATGCCGTTGATAAATGGAAACGCGCAAGGCCGGGCGAGCCATTGCCGAATAGTTTTGTTACGGCGCAGACGCTATTGCCGATTGATCACGTACGTATGCAAGCTGCTGCTCAGCGTTGGGTGGATAGCTCTATTAGCAAGACTATTAACTGCCCTGAAGATATTTCATTCGATGACTTTAAGAATGTGTATTTGCAGGCGTGGGAGTTGGGTTGCAAAGGATGCACGACGTATAGGCCTAATGATGTGACGGGCAGTGTATTGAGCGTGAAAGAAGAAACGGCGGAGGATTACGGCGCATGTGAGATGCGCGTTGATCCTGAAACCGGGCAGTTGATCAGGTCTTGCGAGTAACCACTTGACAACCTAACTAGCCTGCCTTAGAAATAGGGCAGGCTTATTTATTGGAGAAAAACATGAAAATAAAATGGAAAGTCCAGCCTAGGTTGTTTAATGTAAAGCGCGGATGGCCTTTTGCAGAATGTACCGATACTCACTCATCTATATTTAGTATTATTTGTAGTACAGATTATTCGCCAAAAAAAGCAAAAAATGTTTGGCATCAACCACTTAAATTGCAATTCGCAGACCGTACTGGAAAAGAAAGTGGGTTCACTTGGCGCACTTTGAATTATGAATTTCTAACATTAGATGAATTAAAGAAAACTGCACAAATGTTTGCGGATAAAAACCCACATTTATTTATGAACGAAGGACAAGAAACATGAACGAAAATGACCGCGCTAACATTAGATCAATGATGCAAATGCGATACCGCAGCCCAGTTGAAAACGCAGCATACGCCTTAGGTGCGCTATCCAATGATGATAAAGTAAGTGCGGTTAACATGTTTAACCAAATATGGGGTGACGTAACTCGCCGCCAATACTCAACACTTAATATTAAATTTACAGGATTTAAAACATGATCACAACACTAACCCTATCCCGAGACACTGGCGATGGCTGGATTGGAACACTACCAGACCAGTCGGAATGCTACATTCCATACGGCGCAATTCATAACCGCGAAGGCACTGAATTCACGGCTGTAGTGACGGAAAACCGCCGATCATATCCTAAGTGGTTTGCGGTACGTCTTAGACCATCATCGCAGATCAAGCCAGAGGACATTAAGCCGCCTCTTGGTGTATTTCATGGGTATTCGGACGTGTGCGAGATGGCCTATGCGGATGGATTGTGCGATAAACTAACGGCATATTCAAACGGCAAAGTTGTTGACAACGGCGACGGCGTTTGGTATGTGTCGGACGTGAAAAACATTTATGTAGAGGAATACGACAATGAATAAGTTGACAGATGATCGTTATGAAACCCGCCGCCGTGATCATGGCGAACAAGCGCGCCATGAACGCAAGGTTCTAATGTGGCTTGGCGCGTTGATTGTGATTGGTTTCAGCGTGGGTCAAGCATTGGCGACCCCTTGGACCGACGATAACGGCAAGCCTAATCCAGAGTGCTACAGCGAGAAGTGCCATGAAACTGGCATCCCTGACGCGCCACATGACCCTAAAGAACCCCGCGAACCTGCCACTCCACCGAAGGAAATTCACAATGGCTTTATCTGCCGAGTTGATGGCGTTGTTCGTTATCATGCTGCCGCCCGTTTGGTTATGACGCCAGAACATTATGCTGCGGCAAAGGCCGAGGCTGATGCGAAAGTTAAGTCTGGCGCATTGATTAAGGATTGCCCCGCTGATTTGAAAGCGCGGATTATCGCGGCAGATGATTGGGTGCAGGAATGAGTGCAGCGACCGCACAAGGATAATGCAAATGACCGACATCATACCAGAAGCGGTAGCTGAGCTATGGGAAGATTACCTAGAAGCGGCACGGCCAGATGGCGGTGACAATACAGGGGGGATTGAACTCTACGACATCGAAGGGATGAATGACGCTGCACATTCCATGTATGAAGCCCTTCGCGCCCTATCTGCCGCCCTAGAACGATCCCAAGCTGAAACGGCTGCGGCTTATGAGGCGGCGGCTCGGGAAATAGATTGCGGCGGATGCAATGGGGACTGTCCAATGCCTCACACTTGTTGCGCATATGATGCATCAGCAATCCGCGCCCTCACCCCCGCCGACATCAAGGCCGCGCTTGATCGGATGATTGCGGCGGCGCGGGCTGATGGGATGAGGGAAGCTGCGGCGATTGCAAACACGTTATCAGATTTTATACCTGCAGTAATCCTCGCAGCTATCCCGAAAGGAAAAGACCATGAGTGACAACCCCCTAGCCGCACTGGCTATGCGTGAATCGGCGGCGAAAGTCTGCAAAGATCGGTCTGACATTTTATTCTTATATCCAGAACGATTTGCTTGCGACGAATGCGCAACCGCCATACGCGACCTACCTACCACATTCACCGACGCCGAACTTCTTGCCGCAGCAATGCAGTTGCCAGAGGTGCGGGCGCTGCTGGAGGCGGTAAGAGAGCAATCAGAATACCTGTCGTCGTGCGGTGAAGATGGCGACCTATTGCGCAACACTCGCGCCGCCCTCGCCCCATTCAAGAAAGACGCATCATGACCTCACGTCAAATAATCGAAACACGCCTCGGGCATCCACTTGGGCCTCTGGCAATGATGCCGCGTGACCTTCGCCGGGCGCTGTACTTACTCGCATTAAGATTGGTGAATAAATGACTCCGAAACAAAGATCAGCCTATTATAGAATATGCGGATACAAGGAAACTGCCGACTGCATGGATAAGATGATTGAGGCGTTGGAAGAAATTGCAATCCGAAATACTCTATACACTGATGGTGGTGAATTGGATTGGCTTATAGATGAAGCAAAGGAAGCGTTGAAATGATAACCGCAAAACTAGTTGACGTAATGGGCAATGACCTAGAAGTGGTCAAGGCCGCAAAGGTATCGTTTGACAATGACGCGGACGTTGAACCACAAGGATGGTATTGGGTTGATCTTGAGTGCGTATCACGGGAACAACCGATCTTAAATAATGCACAAAAAAACCTGATCAAGTACCTTGTGCGCGGCATGACCAAGGCGGAATATCTGTATATTCTGGATAATCTGACACCCGCTAACCTATGGAAGTGGCGAACCGCTGCACCACATGCCGCACCGTTTGGTCATTGCTTCTTGTCGTTTGTTATTGAGGCCCCTGTTTTCGTTGCGCGTCAAATGGTCAAACACGAATATCTGCGCATGTCAGAGGTTAGCCGCCGCTATATTAAGGGCGAACCTGTATATTTTAACCCCGAACAGTGGCATGGGATTGCGGATAATGTGAAGCAGGGGGCTGGCGATTATCTCGGCATTGATGGTCAAGACGCCGCCAATCTTGCATGGTTTGAGGCTGTACACACTTCCGGGGACGCATACCACGATCTATTGCAGTTTGTAGCACCAGAAGAGGCGCGCATGGTTTTGCCGTTGTGCCACATGACCCGGTGGCGTTGGTCCGGTAGTTTGGACGCTTTCATGAATATGCTAAAGATGCGACTTGATGCGCACACACAATCACAAACGCGCTTGCTTGCTGGATTGATTGCTGATAAGGTCAAGCAAGCGTTTCCAGTGAGTTACGCGGCATATGTAGATGGGGATATTTTGTGACAGTTAACCTACACGACCTAATCAATCAACGTGGCGCTGGTAAGGCAAACGCATTACTTCAAAAGGAAGGATTATGGGATGAATGGGCTGGAATGAAAGAAAAAGAGTGGGACGTTACTGTTTCTGGTGTTATATATGAAACAAAAAAATATGAAGTGACTGCACGATGCGAAGAGGAAGCTATGGAAAAAGCCGAAGAAATGGCTTCTAGTGACTTCGATGATGATATCAATGCCGAGGAGGCTATAGAATGCAACTAACCACAGAACGCCAAGACCTGCTAAACCTACTGGCTAAACTTATCCCGGTAGTAAACCGCAAGAACACTATTCCAATCCTTGCGAATATCGTTATTTCAGCGGACGAATACCTAAAAGCCCGCGCGACTGATCTTGACATCGAATTCACTGGCAGTTGCGCGGCAACGGTACTGCAACCGGGGGAAACAACCGTAAACGCGGCAATGCTATTTGACATTGTGAAGTCGTTACCATCGGGCGCGCTGATTGATATGACGTTGTTTGATAACAAGCTGACAATTAAGGCAGGTCGGTTTAAAACGAACCTAGCAACGCTAGGTGTTCAAGATTACCCTATCATGGCGTCAAACGAATACGAAAGCGAGTTTGACATTCCAGCCGCTGAATTTAAACGCCTGTTCGATAAAACCAAGTTTGCAATGTCCACAGAGGAAACGCGATACTACCTGAACGGCGTTTACCTGCACAACGCAGACGGCAAAATAAAAGCCGTTGCAACAGACGGTCGAAGCTTGGCATTGGCGGATTATGACGGTCATAGCGATGCGTTTGCGGGTGTTATTGTTCCAACTAAAACCGTCATGCTGATTAGCGGTTTGTCAGATATTGGCGACGTGTCATTGTCTATCAGCGAAACGAAGATCCGTTTTCAGCATGGCAGCACGACGGTTGTGTCTAAGGTTATCGAAGGCGTGTTCCCTGACTATACCCGCGTTATTCCACAGAACAACCGGAACGTGTTGATTGCCAGTGCGTCGGTTATGAAGTCGGCGGCTAACAGGGTCGCATTGGTATCTGATGAACGCGCGCGGGCGGTTACTTTGACGGCGAGTGATGCGCAGATTGCTATGACGGTTAAAGGCGCTAACGGCAACGATGCAGAGGAGTTTGTTGACGCGGAATACACGGGCGATGAGTTGGTCATTGGGGTTAACTCGAAGTACCTAGCCGAGTGTTTGACGCTTTGCAACGGAGATGACGTAACGCTGAAAATGGGCGGAAGTAGTGATCCTATCATCATTATTCCTAGTGATGATGACGGAGTTGTGTTCGTCGTGATGCCGACAAGGGTGTAAAATAAATATGCCCGCGATGCAGAAATTTGTTGCGGGCGGTTTTCGTTTTGGGTATGGTTGGTTATGGAAAAAGGAGATATGACCATGAACGTATATAAGATAAACCAAATTAAGTCAATTTCGGACAACCAACTTGCAGCATCTATACGTGTGGTTCAAATGCAGATTGCCGCTCCGTTATTTATCGGTGACAAAGAAGAAAGAAAAGTAGTTCTTATTGAGTTGCAGAAAGAAAGAAAAAATCGCGGCTGGTGATCTGATACAAAACCCCGGACAACTCGCAAGACTGTCCGGGGTTTTCTAACAACTAATAGCGAATACTAGGACATACTAGCGTTTATTTAAACTGCGGATCATCTAGCAGCTTTAGCAATTCAGATCGCATTGCCTCTTTGCCCGCAATCATTCCTAGCAACCTCAATCCGCTATAGATAATCTTTCGCGCGTCATATGCGTCGGTTGTGCCAGCCTTGACGCCAAACCGACAGATAGCCTTGCCAATGTCTTTTAGGTGCAGGGAATATCCATGCCATTGCGTCTTGGCCTTGTATTCCATGAAGTCATTGAACGTCACCCATCCCGGCTGGAAGTCGTAGTATGATGATGGACCACCGTCGCTAGTAACGGGCGCGCGATGATCAATCACCCATGGCGTTACATCACTCCACTTAGCCATTACCTCACCTCTTTCAATACTTTACACATTGCCAAAATCATATCCGGGAAGTCGTCGCGCTTGAATAACGCCACACGCTCATAACCGCGCATGACGTGGATTTCATTGTTGATTAGGTGCCATGTCATCTTAGAATAGGTTCATGTGCTGTTAAGATTAAACCCTTCTTAGCGTCAAAAACCATTGCAGTCAAAGACCGTCGCCCGCCAAACATAGAACCGTAAGCGTCTGGAGGTGCAAACGCGCGCAATGTGTGATGCGTAACGCCGGGGAAGTCTTGGACGTGCAACGTGTGCTTGTGGCCCGTCAAAACGTGCCTGTCAGTTGTGTTAGACCATTCTGCGCACTTGTCTGCAATGATCATGCAAAGGCGCTGTGGCGGGGCCTTGTCGCCGTGATGAATAGCGACCAATGACTTGCCGTGCCGTGTCCAGAATACTTCCGATTTATCCATGCCAGAAACAGTTGGAAAGCTGATTTGATCACTTAGTCGGTAACGCTGCTTTAGCGCGACCTTTAATGCAACGTGCGAGTTTTCATCATGGTTACCTCGAATAGTGACAACCTCAACCTTTGCATGTCTTTCGCAAAGATACTCGATAGAATGGCAAACCATCTCGATTGCGCTGTCAATTACCTTTTCATAACGCCCGTCAGTGTCCATCTTATGTTTAGATGCTAGAGTTTCTTTGCTTTCGTCATTAATGTGTAGAGTGTCACCACCAAGGATGATCATAGCCCTATCGGCGCAAGGGACTAGGGCGGATACGTCAATGAATGCTTGCAACATATCTTTTGCGGCAAGTTTAAGATCATAGTTTTGCCCGCGCGTTTCTTTGCCGCAAGCCAACATGCCGATATGAGCGTCATAGAGTGGATACACGGCAAATAGATCATTGCCGATAGGTGAAACTGGATTAGGCCGATACGCTGGAATGTTTGAAAACACTTCCGCCCAATCAACTGATGAAGCATCCGCAACCGATGGCCTGAGAAGAACACTATAACCCGGCTGCGTCTTATCCCAAACAACGCTAGGAACCATGTTAGTGCCGATAGCGGACATTGCGCGGGTGATTGCTGGATCGACTGTAGCGCGGGCTTTGGCGCGTTTACGCTTTGACCATGCAGCTTGCACTGTAATACCATGATGCGATGCGTATTCGTTAACGTTGAATGACTTCTTTGGACTTGTTAGGTATTCTTCATTGTATGATGTCATTTGTAATCATCCTTACCAGAGATTAGTCCATTCTCTAGCAGGAACCTACGCCCTGTGCTATTCATCCAGTCATTGCGCCACTCGTTTGGTGTAGTTACTCCAATGTTACCCGCGCGATAACCTTCCTCAAATGCCAATCGCATGAAGTATTGGAATTGTTGGAATACGGGGTCTTTTGCGTAATTGATTGGCGTAGTTGGCGTTACATCATCTGCGTTCATACCGGATCACCTAGCGCGCGAAACTGCCAATCAAGACCTGCCGCAACTAGACAAGACTGCCCGTCATGCGTGTCAATAATCGTAATCCAACCCTCTGTTTGATGCACCCAAACGACCATTGTCGCGGCTTCTGCGTCTCCAATAAATACAGGCTCATATCCTTTGGCGTCCAGTTGTTCGTATGCGTCGGCTCGGGGCATACAGTCCAGCGCATAAGCGGGCGCGGCAATGATGGTTAATAGTGAGGCGATTTTAAGCATTTAACCCTCCATAGGTTGCAATGCTTACACCTAATCACATTTTATCAAGGTTGTAAAGGTTCCGATTGTCTTTGACTAGGAGGTATCATCACGGGATACAATCGGGAAAACCGCATGTGCATTGTAACATGAAAAACCCCGCCTAAAAAGACGGGGTTTAATAATTGAAAATCCGTTAGCAACACCGATTGGACCCGATGCATTTTACCCTGTGAGATGTCCGGCTTACAACTTCCGGTCCATACAGACTTATATCCCGCGACGGATCAAGCGCGGCCACAACCGCATAGAAACCCTAACTAGCATTAACGGGGTCTATGCACCTTGTATTGTCACCCGGTCATCGGGCAATGGTAGAAACGCGGCATATTGCCTTATTCCGATATTTTGACGTAGCGCAGAATTAACTCGTCGGAATCGCCGATGGCAACGTCAAGCGCATACATACAATTTATGATACCGCGTTTCTGGTGGATTGCATTGATGCCTATGGCTATACTTTGCTACGCAGGTGATCTAACCCTTAGTTCAAATGCAACCCGCCACAAATGCGGATATTTAGTAACTGCGGGCAGGATTCGAACCTGCATCTAGGAATACCCGCAATGGGGCTGGTTTACCGTTCACCAATTACATCACACCGCAGTCATAGTTTTGCGCGTTACAGCCGCGCCCCTGTCTTAATCACTCGGACGCGGAAACGCCCTTAGTCGGATGCCAGTTTGCATCAGGTGGAACCATGCCAGCGTCGATTGCAGCGAAGAACGAAAGTGCGATAAAAGCGAAGACCATATCTAAACCCTCCAAGGTTTTGTTTGTTTCAGTGCATTCGTTCTACCCCATCAATGCCGACCTGTCAACACCCCTTTTACACCCGCCTGCAAAAATATGAAAGAAATTACAATCATTCCCAGATTTTCCAGACTTGGTGACAACCCATCCGTGACGCCCAGACCAAGAACCTTATCCCAAATCAGCAATTTACCGTAGTAAATCAAGAACATAACTGCAAAAGCCGCCTGAACTGGCGCAATCCACCTCCCTCCTGCAATCACCGCAGCTTGCCTTGCCTGTAGTTGCGCAATTGTCACATCAGCCGCAATACGCGCCTCATCGGTCTGCGCATTGGCCTTTGCCGTGTAAGCATCTGCCAGCTTTCCCGCTAATCCGCCTAGGACGTTAAACCAAATCACCGTCAACCCCACTCATTCTAACGTGTTGCCGCCGCAGTTGTTCCGACATATGCGCATATGCCATTGGTGATACCTCATAAACAGCCTGCACTTTCCAGCCGCTACCGTCCGGGATTTCAGCCCATACCACGTGTGCGTCACCATCCTTGCCGATATATAGCCCCTCGGCATAATCAGGACCGGGCCACGCGACGGGGAATAGGACTGGGGTTAGTCTTTTCACGTCGCCCATCCTTTTTTCTTGGCGAGTGAATATAGAACCTCCACAGCGCCGCCGATAGCAACGGCGGCAACCGTTACCATATCAGGGTCAGCGGCCATCAATCCAGCCGCATCAGCGCCCACAATCAAGCCCACAGCGTAACGAATAATGATGCGCGCAATCGGTGCGTAGTCCATCACAAACACACCTCGCACCAGTCATCTGAAAGCATATCCGATTGACTTGCAAGCCAAGGGACGACATAGCCTTGCGCTGTTTTCATATCAATATGCGCATGATATTGAATTTGCGTTCCTTCACCCATGATTGATAGCAAAGGTTCACGGTTTACAGTAAACGTCGACCCGTTAACCAAAAACAAGAACATACCCTTGCCATTCCATCCTTCCCGAGCAACTCTCTTTCCGTCTTTCATTGCACGGATAGCATCGCCAAAGTCCATCACTTAACCTTTCCAAACATGCGTAGAATAGCCGCGATAATCACCGCAAGCCAATTGTTGCCGGGCGGTTTCGGTAGTGGCTCGGATGGTGCAAACGACTTAACGGGCGTTAGGAATAGCAACCTTTCATCCGCACGACGATTGCTAAGACCTTTGAGAACCTTGCCACCCGCTTTATTCCATAGCAGGAACGCATCAGACGCTTCTTTCTTATCGCCGCTATTGAATAGCCGTAACACGCTAGACCGCTTGAATGCCGTTGGCCCGATATTGTAAGCCAATGAAACCATAGCGCCAAACTCGTTTTCGTTAGCCAGTGCCGTAAGTGACTTGGAAACATTAGTTGCAAACTTTGTCACAGCGGCGTTAAGATACCCCAGAGCCTGCGCTTCCGTGATGCACATACCTTCCCTAGGATCAATGCCCACGCCCGCGTTTACAGTCGTGCCATAACCGATGGTCCAAACACCAACGCTATCTTGATAAGCCTTGGCGCGGAAACCTTCCCACTTCTTAATTAGATTTAGCGATGCGTCATTTAGCATCTAGCTTCCCCTCTATCTTAGCAACTCGCTCCCTTACATCCTGCACGTTAGATGATAGGCTGTCAATTTTGGTGATTAATTCGCGCGCCACGTCTTGTTTGGTGTCAGTCTTTCCCATTGATTTCCACAAGACAAAAACCGCCAAAGCGGCGGGAAGTCCGTATGCGTCAATAAACCATCTTGCAAAGTCACCGTCAATAATTGGCATATTTAGTACCTTGCCGATTCGTATAGGATTTTGGAGTGCAGCAATACCAGACAGATTGAATAGATGCCTATTCCGTAATCGCCTTGATATAGAATGCACGATGTAGCGATTGCGCCGAATTGCAAGACTTGGAAACTAGCACCGACTGCAACCATTTTAGAATTGACAGGCTTTAGCAATCCTAGAATTGTGATCATAGCGGCTAATGCATTAAATGCGCCCCAAAACGCGGCGGGCATTTCATGGGCTAGATTGCCCCACGTTGACGCCTGAAAAACACCCGGTTGCGCGCGTCCCGCCGTGTAGAAGAATAAACCCACGGCGAATAGCGCGTATTGCACCTGTAGCAACAAAGGCCGATGCCTGTCGATGTAATTAACCCGCGCGCCTAGTTGGTATGACAGTTCAGCGGCGGTCAATATAGATCATCCATGTAAAGCCCAAACCAGCAATGAACGGCAAGAAGTACTCCCATTGAAACATAAACACGCCAATGGCCCAGAACGATAGATCAGCCCAGTAATCGGCCCGTAGCGCACCTTTGCGCTTGAGTTGCCACGCTTCCCACCCGATAATAAGAACGCCCGCCCAGTAGCCCATAAACAGCGCCAAAGCGCCACCTAGTACGGCATGGCCCATCTGATTAAGCCCGCCAGTGTAGGGGTCTGATGCGAAGTCGTCGGGGGTGATTAGATCAATCATGCGGACATTGCCGCGACGAATAGATCATCAATTTGCGTTGGTGTAAACGACGCCGATCCTAGTGCGTCAATGAATGGCGAATTGCGAATGATTTGGGTCGCGTATTCCCATAGAATTTTAGCCTCTGGGTCACTGTCAGCGATTGCCTGCACTGTGGTAAGCAGTCCGGCGCGATGTAGAGTTAGACGCATTTGCGCGGGGGTGCATTGGAGTGTTGCGCGCCATGCTACGATGTCGAAAGGCGGGTCTGTATATTCCCGCGTTGTCACTTCACCAGTGTTGGCGTCGATGATGATTTCAGTTCCCATCATTGCACCCCATAGACGCGGACTGATCCAGCGCCGAATGCACCACTTGACACAGCACTAACCGCAGTTGATGCCGTTGTAAGTGACGTTCTGATGCCATAAACACCACCTATTGCACCACCGGGATTGGCGTTATTTATAGACATTGCGGCAAAACCCGTTCCATTGAAAAGATCAATTTCAACAATACCCCATGCCCGATCAGTTGCTAAAGGCAATGAAACCACTTGAGCACCGCCTATTTGGTGAGTTGTAGAGTTACTATTTGACCCTGTACCGTTAAACACGCACTTCAAAAACCGATAAGGCGTCAACACCAACCCCGACAACGTGACGGTCGATCCGCTAGTTGTGGTCAATGTCCCTAGCAACCTATGGCCGATCTGATAAGCGGCGGGGACTGTGGTATCGCTCTCAGCAATCGCCAAGGCATTATCCCGCAACTGATACATAAGTAGCGACGTTAGTGGCGCATCAGGGTCTAATTGAGTGTCTAAAATAGTTGTATAAGTTGCCATCAGATAAACCTATACGCGCCGAGGAAGTCACCGAATACCAAGCTAGGCCCTACCATATATGCGCCCCTATTTTTCTGCGCCGTGCTACTTGACGTATAAACAGGCCGCGAGTTCTCTGTAATATACCCATATCTTTGGTCAAACGCAAATGACTGGGCTGTCAGTTTAACATGATGACCGTTGATAACTTCCTCACGCTTAATAACCTGCATTAACTGCGCACGACCGCCTCCATCGTCCGAAGTCAACACATAAGAAGTCGTATTGATAATCTCAGTCAATTCCGTATCGTCGTTAATATCAACTGTAATCTCATATCGCACGGGTTGTTTGTTGAACCTATTCAACAAACGCTTTGACATAATCTTAACCAACGCATCATCACCGTGGTTTAACCATCGGCAATGAATGGTCTTGATTTTAGTATCACCATAACTATTCGGTGATTTAGCGTCCGCATCAATTAGCTTTGCTCCCGAATAGTAGTTCTTTTCGTCGGTTGTCGATTGCGTTGGATTGATAACGCGGGAATAAAACACAACCTCAGTCAATCGGTCCTCGTCGCGGTCCTCTTGCGATATTGACACGATGTTATTTCGGTCAGTGATTTCCTTCACAACGTCAGTGTCAGGCGGTCTATTGATCTTTAGGCCGATTTCTTGCGATACATCATCCCACCAAATACTAATGCCAAGAACCGCAAGTTCACCAATTAGCTTGCTAACACCTTCAGGCTTTAGAATGTCGGTCGAAACCATCAAAGTAGGTGCCCACCGCGCAACCTCAGCCGCCCAAGCCGCAACAGGTACAAACGCAGCACTAACGCCCGCATAGTTGATCAATAGATCGGCAATAGCTAAATCAATCCGAACACGTCGCGGCGAATATGTTTGCTGGAATGCGTCATTGATACCGTGAACCGCCGCCACAGTGCCGTTTACGCCTCGTTCTGTGAGAGTTACAACGTCGCCCGACCGAGTGAACGCCGCCAACTCCGACCCGATAGTCGCAAAACCACTGGCCGCATATTCCGAACCGATGCCCGCAGGGTTTAGTGTAAACACCTGACCAGCCGCCGCAGTTACCGCCGTTAGCAGAATGCCCCGGCTAGTCTTAGGCGCGACTGCCTTGTCGTTATCAGCCAAGAACAGAATATCCTTGCCTTTGATATCGACTGACCCGTTATCATCCGGCCCGACTATCTCGCTGATTACAAAATGCCGAGTTGATGCAATCGTGACAACGCCGTCAACAATGTAACCGCTAATCCTACGCATAGGACGGCCCGCATAGTTAGGATTGCGCGCCTTGAATTTGGTCCAGAACGTGCCACGGTCATTCGGGTTATACCCCACGCCACCAAGTACCGCCGCCCCTGTAACGCGCTCTCTTGCGTACTTATCCATGAACCTGTCATGGTATGGGTGATCGCTGAATGTGGCCGATACAGTACCGCGCGACCCGAGTGCATCAAGTTTATCATCGCTGCCCGCAATGTTGACAGTCGCACTAGCCCCCGACACTGACACCAAGTAAGGGAATACCGTTCCACCCTTGGGATAGCTAGGCGTTGGCGTTACAAACTTGTAAGTCAATACGGTCTTATTGAAGTTCGCCAAGTCTTTGCACGTCGCAAACGTATTAAAACACTTGCGAGTAACAACACCACCCAATGCAGCCGTGCAAGGCGCAACGCCAAACGTGCGGCTGCAATAGTCCATATCTAGTTCGATTAGGTCAAAAGGCTCACGTATCGACAAACGCGCTTACCTCCATAGACAAGTCCATCAACGTGCCGCCCTCTTGGTATGACGGGGATATATCGCCCGCAGCTTCTGGACGCCAGCAAAGCGCCGTATCTTTGGGGTAGTTCAATGGCGACCCGGCGTAGAAGAATATCTTGCCCGCGTTGTAATGGTCCTTAAACTCTTGGAATGCACCATCACCGAAAGACGTGGCAACCAGACCAAAGTCAATCTTACCCTCAATACCCATGCGGGTGATACGGTTGTTTCTGTGATGACCTGAAACAGTAGTCGTATTCATTAGCTTTGATTTTTTGGCATTGTGCATTGACGTGTGACCAGTCAAAACACCAGCCGGGAATTGTAAACGCTGGCCTAGGATAATAACGCCGATGAAGCAAATAGATACGTCTGCCAATACGCGCCAATATCGGGCCGATGTAGACGGAAACGAAATAAAGATTGCGGAATTATCAGGTGGAGAATACTGGACTATGTTGGTCCAAGTTGATCCGTTAGATGAGTGCTGAATGTCAAGCCTTGAACCGCTTGTACCTGCGTTGTGAGAAGAAAACCCTATGCCGTCACATGATTGCGCCGAACCTAAATCAACTTGAATAGTCCCGCCAATTATAGATTGTGACCAATAATCCCAAGTTTCGCCGCTAACCGCATTTTCAACTGGATTGCTTGGGCTTTCATTACCCCCGGTTAATGTCCCCTCAAGGAATAGGTTTCGATATAGCAGGTTAGCCCCGCTTGTACCTTGCGCACCTGATACAATGACTATGCTCATGCTTTGATCAACACCCTACCATTGCCGCTAGCCTCATACATCTGCGACATAACACTTTCAGCGATTGCGACCATGAACGGATCACCTTGGAAACTAACCGTCGTCGTGCGTGTAGGTTCAGCCGCCGCACCGCCAACTGATGTGGGCGCTTTGCTAGACCCGCCGCCGCCAGACCCGCCGCCCTTGATTGCGCTTACAAACCCCATGCCCGTGGCGATAACCTTAGCGACCGATGCAAACTTTTGCCAAGGCGTCGCGGTAGGTCGCGCCAATTCATCAGCCGCGCCCTTATATGTGCTAATCAGTGCCGATGCCGCCGCGAATGACCGTTGCGCGCGCAATAGGCCATCGTAACCGCCACCCGACATTGAGTTAAGATTGCCGAATAGGCTTGCCGCGCTGTCTAAGCTGAATTGATCGCTTGTTTCACGGATGCCTTTTAACTTCTCATGGTATTGACGTTCCAGATCAAGCATAGCCTCTTTATGACCAGCCGCGCCTAGCAACTCCATTGCCCGACGGTCGTTTAGAATGACCTCGTTGTCAGCATACCACTTTTCGACGGTTTCGCGCTCAGTCATTAGTGAAGACATAAGCCGATCAAGATTAGCTTGATATGGGTCAGACCCACCGCCGCCGCCACTCGCACCGCTGGACGTGTCATAGTACCCCATGCCGTCAAGAACGTTACCATTTCCGCCGTATAGCGATCCAGCGTCACGGTTTAGCTTTTCACCCGATGTTCTGCCCGCGCCATATTGCCCGTATTGAGACGCAAGATCGCCCATTTTAACGTTGCGCAATCCATCCGAAACCGCCTTAGCCTTTGTCAGCTTTCCGATAAGCATATTTGTTTCGCTGATTGCCGACGCCATCCATCCCGCGCCCGGTGCCGATGCGGTTAGATCAATCGCCGCGTTTTCAGCCTTGCGCGTTGATTGCTCGAGTTCTAGAATTTGTCCTTCAGCAATGACTAGTTTACCAAACATGGCCGACTGTTCATCGGTCATTTTAGTAAACCCGTCAGTGGCTATTGAAAGCTGATCTCGCATTTTACCTAGAGCCGCAGACTGCTCATCAAAAGTCTTAAGATTTTTGATATTGATCAACTCGCCATAAAGGAACGCGGCTTCCCTATGCGACATTTCGAATATGTCAGCCATATCGCCGCTAGTTGACGTTAGCCACCCATCACCAATAGTTTCACTCATTGAAGCCAGAACGGCATTGAGTTTTTTAGCCGACTCATCTAAAGCCAGTATCTTTTGATTTTCGATCAACTTCATCACGTCGTCATTTAGCGACCCGTACTTCTCTTTCAGCTTGGCAAGGCCATCCTCTGAATACATGTTAGTTACATCGTTCAGAGTGCCGATTGCGCTTTCTAGTTCGTCTAGGTTTTCCTTGAACGTCTTAGCGCCAGCCCCCGCCGATGTGAAATAATTCATCAATGCCGCGCCGCCTGCGATGACGCCAATGGTGACTAAGTTCAGCGGGTTTAGCAATGACATAAACGCGCCTTGCAATACAGCGCCAACGGCACCGATCTTGCCGCCCATCTGCCCCCAGACTTGGTTAAGCTGCGTACCTTGCTGCAAGGCCAACTGCAACGGGTTTTGACCTGCCGCCATCATCATGCCGATATCGTTCAACTGCGCGAATACGTTGGCAGTGTGCATCCCGTAGTTTTTCATCTCAACGCCAGCGCCGCGAACGATTGGCGACGACTTACCAATCGCCGATGAAAATGCAGGTAGTGCCGATCCAGCCGACTGCCAAGCGGTGTAGTTATCCCTAGCCGCTTTCTGCGATGCCGCCGAGAACCGACCAGTTGCCGCCTCTGCTACGCCCGCGCTTTTAGCAAGACCCAACAACGCGCTATCGACCTTTGCAACGCCTGTTTCTGTCGCCGATACACTAAGAGACGCTACATCAGTCATTTATCACGCCTCTTTTGTTCATTAGCCGCAACCGTTGCCGCCATGCCTTTGCGGAATGCCAAATCCATTGCAAGGATTATATCACATTCTTCGCGGCTTGGGTATTTATCGGGCAACCATTTAGGAACGCAATCAGGCGTTAACGGCGTGTAATTATCAGATACATATGACCGCAAGTCCCAGAACCACTCAATCAAATAGTGATACTCAATATCAACGTGGTTGTCTGGTATTTTATCAGCCATTCCCGCGAGTGTTCTTAGTTCTCGCTGCGTCATACCTTCGGGCTTGTTACCATATGCCACCCCGTCCGATATATCGTACTTGGTGTAAATGGTTACGTAGTTAACGCATTGCCGCGTTATTTCTGCGTAAAATTTCCGATGTTAGCCGCCCCGGCATAGAGCAAATCAACAATCCATTGAGTGTTGTCATGATCAACAATAGCCGCTAGGTTTTCAGGCGTAAATGCAGGGTCTTTGCCAAGATCGCCAAACGAATTGCCGTTCCATTCCCACCGCGACAACGTGGCCATGATCTTTGACCGCTCAATCGTTTCCACGGCGTCAAGGTCTGTCGATGCCAAGCCCTTATCGCCGCGTGAGTTTTTCATAACCAATAGTTTGTTGCGCTCATCACGTTCAATCTTTTGGATATTCTTAGACTGCAAAGACGTGACATAAAACACCACGCCTTTATCGTCCCCACTAGGCGGAACAATAACAACAGGAAACTCTGCATCATAAATAATATGCTTAGACAAGTCCATTTAATAGCCCTCCAGCTATGTTTAGCGATTATCGCCCATAAGTGATATTAGGCGACGACGTAGATTGGCTTCTGGTTGAAAGCCATCGTGTATTTAGGCGCGTTGATATCGTCCACGCCGCCGCCTTCGTCGCCCATAGATACGACAACGCAACGGGAATAGACGGTTTCAGTGAGGAAAGCGCCCGCAGTGTTGGTAGTGGCGCGAGTGGCCTTGTATGCCCGCTCAACAGCAGTGCCAGCCATGCCCTTGAGGATAACCTGCCCAGCGTCGTCGGGAATGTTACCGCACACAAGATCGCCGCCCTTGACTTTGCCAGAACCCGGCTTAGTTTGGGTTAGTCCGGTCAGGTATGTTTGATCGACTGGGGTGTAGTCGATGCCAAGGCCGGGTTGCGTGACGACTGGTTTGATTTCAATCCAAGTCAGGGCTTCAAAACCAGCTTGCAGCAGGTCCGCGCCTTGGGTTGTGCTGGAAACGTAAACTCTGCCGCCTGCGTAGGTATCGTGTGCCATATTGCTAGCCTTTGTTTAGCCCGCAATGGGGCGTGAAATTAACTGTTGACAGTATAGCGCGTATGGTGTAACGGTGCAAAAGAGGCGCAAACAATGGAGTGCGGGATATGGAATTTAAGGTAGGCGATAAGGTTAGGATTACTAAAAACACAAACAATCATCGTTTTAATATCGGTGATATTGTGGAACTCACATCAAATAATGGATACGATATGTACTGGCTTTGTGGGGGCGATAGGAGTGGTTACTACGTTACCGAAAGTGAATTTGAACTATTTGCACCAAAAAAAGAACCAGACCCGCCCCGCAAAATGCACCCCGATGATTTTATGTTAGCGGTCAGTGAGTTTGCGTCGGATAACGGTTTTTTCGTAACTAAAATAGATTTTTATGCAAAGGAATTTGTCGGAAGCGCATTGCCGCGCCACTCTTATGCAGTCTAACCCACGGCCCGCCAATTAACCGCAACGGGCAAACGCATAAAACCGCCGTCACGATATGCAACAGTGACGGCGGGTGTCTTTTCAATCCTAACTAAACCACCCAAGATTAAATCCTTAGTGAACCACGCGCGAATATCGCCCGCAACGCCTAGCAATTGCGTATGTGTCCAACTAATCGGGACCATCGCGTCAAGCATGAAGTCGCCAGTGTGCCAATCGTCCGCATCAGAACCGAGATACCGCCGATC